ATCAAGCACCGTAAGAAGTCTTTCATATGCGTTATTATGAATCACTTCAGTATTAGCCATTACATAACCTAAGTCTTGAAGCGCGGGATGTGGAAGATTCTCTCCTAGTTTAGCCCAGAAAGTTTTTACTGCGACTTCAATTTGGCCAACAGCTGAAAGTGTTCTGACAATAATTTCTCTTTGTTGATCGTCAAGTTCAGTTTTAAATTGTTGAACGTCAGACGTGAAAGAGAATTCTTTATCAGTCCAGAATCCGTTATGCATGGATTCAATGAACTGTTCTGTCCATGGATATAAATTTGGTTTACGAGATTGTTGTTCTTCGAATATAGACATAGCGGTGATTTGATGTTAATTATTATAACACATTAAAGCAGATAAGTAAAACCTATTTTTACTTATTTTGAATTATATAGAGCACGTAAAGCTCCAGTTTCTGCGTTACGTAAAACAATCACAGCGTCCTTATTTCGATTATAATAATCGACAATATTTTTCTCGCCTTCATTAATAAATTTTGACCACCGTTCATATTTTGTACGGCCGGTTTCGAACTTTCTAAAAGTCTCCATAGAAACATCAAAAACACGATATTTTCTTTTTACTACGGCTCCTAACGGTTTGTCGGTAATTGCAACTGCCGACGTGGTCATATTTTCTTTTTTCATCTAGCGATATCTTCCTGTGTAACGTATACTGTTTGTTGTGTTTTAACGTGTTTAACTTTAAATACCGCATGACCCAACACTGAGCCATGCGGTTGAGATTCCGTTGTTTCTACCATAGACCCTTTTAATGCTAAAATTTCTCCGGTCTTTGGTAATGCTATGTCACGGACAAGTGCATATTTTCCCTTTTCTATATTTCCGTCTTCGGTCAAATACCATTCATTTAAGTCTGGCTTATATTCCGAAAGATCTACACCATTTGTTTCTTTAAGGATCTTAACTAGACGTTCATCGCTAATTTTTGTATGTTCCTTAATGAGATACAATGCCGCGGCGTAACGTGCTATTGTACTTTTGCCTAACGGGATTTTTCCCAAAAGCCTTCGAATATTGAATACTAATTTATGAAAAATTGTGTATGATGACTTTTCTTTAGGTGTTTCAGGTTTTTTAACTTTTACTCCTTGATCGTCTACAATGCCCTGTTTAAACGCGTCGGTTTTTATCCACGGCATCGTTAATAGACGAAGAAATCGTAATGCGTAAAAAAAGTCTGGTCCTCTAAATAATCCCATAGTTATATTTCTTTCAGTTTGTTAGCTATACTCAAATCAATATTTATATCTTGATAAGTGTTCGGTTGTAAATAATTTAAATAAATCATAAATGTTTTAAGCGCTGGCCACAAATTTTCATCAACTCTAAAGAAAAGCATCCGTGTTGCAGCGTGTATTTCAAAAACATTGTAAATTAAAATCAAGTGGTTTAAAAGTAGTTTTTCTTGTAATTTGCCAGAACTTCTGTATCTCCTAAGCAATCTTACTATGTATTTAAATGTTGATAAATCACCGTAAAATTCATCCATAGTAAGACACCTTTTATTAGTGTAATATTTAGCAGCAAATAATTCAAAATTTTGACTTGTTAATTCGTCAAATAGTTTGTCCATATAAGTTATTTATCTAACCTTTATACTGCAAGTCTATTGACGCATATTCATTATTAATAAGGAAACACACGACAAAAGAACAATAGCTGTTATTCCATCAGTCATTAACTCAAATGTCATTTTATTTTTGTTGTTTAATTCAATTCATCAGCTAATGCATCATTAATTGCTTTATGAATTTCAGATGTTTTAGAATCGATGTATACCTTATTACCAGATTTTCTCTTCATAATTCGTACTTTAGTTCCTTTGCCGTGATATTTTTTCTTAAGCTCTTTTGCTTTTTCATCATCGGCTGTAACAATTGTACGTGTGTCTGTTTTATAGTCAACAGCAGGAGCAGCTTTCTTTGGAGGATACTCTTTATTGATAAACTCTTCGACAGCTTTAGCAACGTCAGCAACTGTCATTTTGTCATCAAATCTAACAATCGTTTTGCTTGAATCAGAATCTACAAGGTCTGAATTTCCATCAACATAAACATCAAATTTTTTCTGAGCGTGATCAGATAGCAGTTTCTTTATTGCCCTCCTAAAAGCTTTAACTTCTTTAAAAGATGCGCCGAACGCAAAATAACTTATGGTTTTACCATCTCTGTTTTTTCCTTTAACAAAAACTTTATCGTTTGGTCTAACTGCTTCATCAACCTGAGACTCAGATTCTACTTTATCTTTTCAACTGTTAGATTCTTCAATATCGCTTTCAACAATATCGTTCATTTTATCCTTAAGTTGATCAATACGTGTTTTATATCCATCAATTTTGTCATCAAGTGCTTTTGCAGCTTTTGAGTCTTTTTCGACATCTCTTTTTTTCTTTTGAGCTTTACTCTTTTTATCTAAAATGTCATTAATTTTTTTCTTTATTTCAAGTTTTTTTCCTCGTACGTCTAACTTGTGTTTTTTGTCAGCACGATCTTGTCTTCCGGATTTAGTAACACGACTTTTTACAGCCTTGCCTAAAGCCTTAGCTCCTTTTTTAAGCAATCCACCAATAAGCTCATCGATTTGTTCTTCAGAAAGTCCTTTTATAGCTTCTTCGATAGCCTTTCCAGGATTGGCCGATTCCTCAATAAATCCTGCAAGGAATCCGTCATCCTGCCAACCTTTAGGATCTTTTAAAATGCCTTCTAGGTCTTTCTTTTTACCAGTAAGCCTAACCAATGGCATTCCACCGCCAGGGCCTTTCATTGTTATAATTCTTCCTTTAACACGATACTTTTTCATCAGCTTTGCAAATTCAATTGATTTTGGATCGGCAGTATCAACGTCAATATATGCTTCATCAAGATCGACTGATTCGTCAACATTAGTTGACTCACTCTGGCCGTACTGAAACTCAATTTCTTCCCAAACAGAAATGACTTTATCGATAGCTTTCGTCATATCCTTAAAGTCACCATCGTACTTTCCTCCAAGTGCTTTGTTAACACCCTTATTTACCGCTGATCCGACTTTTAGTTGTTTCTCTAAAGCATAAATGCGTTCACCTGCCATTTTTACGCCTGAGCTCATGGTAGCTTCATCAAGCTCTGTTGACTCACCAAGGATTTTCTTGGCTACTTCAACATCCATTTCAGTAGGGAATTTCTTACCGTCAAATTCAAACTCGTCATCACCAGCAACTGCGGCTTTTGCGGCAGCTTTAGTAAATTCATTTGCTTCGTCAATATCTTTTTCCGTAAGAGGAGTTGAGCCACGACGCTTTCCTTTATCAATCGAATGAAGATCGACAAAGTCTTTGTCTGAAGGCTGAACCTCAGTTTCTTTTACTTTTTTATTTTCAAGTACTTCTTTTGCCGCGTTGGCAATTTTTTTCGTTAAATCGTCTTGGTACATAATTCTATTTATATTGTTATGAGTTTTCTTTAGCTTTTTTAATTCTATCAGCTTCTGCTTGTTTTATAGCTGGAATAAGTTTTTTAGAAAGTTTTTTTATTAGTCCTTTTTTCTTTTCGAGTTTTTTGTCAATTTGAATTTTCTGAGAATATGTCATTGAAGAATAGTCACCTTTAGCTAATTTTTTTCTAACAATGTCTGTAGCCTTTTTAACGGATCTTGCTTTCAACTGATCAAAGGAGGCTTTTTTCTTCATTGCCAGCTTTCTTTTCATTTGAATTTTTGGCATCAACCTTTTCATCGTACGGCTTCTAGCAATTCTTTGCGCAGGATTTAATGGCTTTTCAAGCAAAAATTGTTTAAAGCTTATCATACTATTTTCCTCCCGACAATAACCAAATTATTCCTGCGACAGCACTTGTAATTAACGCAGATATTGTTGTAAAAGCAACGGCTCTTACAGTTTTAATAGTTGATTCTGTATCTAATTGCGTCGCTTCAAGTGTTCGTAAACGTTTGTCTTGATCAACCATTTTATTAAGAATCATTCTGGTTGTTTCATCAAGACTAACAATTTTTTCTTCAGCACGAGCTAAAGCAATAACAGCCGCAGTCATTTTATCAATTTTTTCTTCAATTCGATCTAAACGTTTATTGTCTCCTTGATTCATATAATTATTTTACTATTTATAATGTTTGATACTTTTAACCACCAAACTCATGGCCAGCGACTCGTTTCATTTGATTTTCAAATTCTTTAAAATCAGGCTTTTCTTTATAAAGCTTAATTGAAATTTCGTCCCGCTCCTTTCCTTTAATGCGCCAACTGTAACCTTTTTCTTTATGTTCAGGCTTTGTTGTTTTTACTACACGTCTTTTAAAACCGTCTTCCCAAGTTTCTCCTTTATATTTGCCTGGTCCTTCCGAAAATGTTTTGGTATCTTCTTTAAAATAGTCTTTGCCTGCTCTCTTAGCCCATTCAGCTGAAATTTTATCAGTGTCAATTGGACCTCCTTTAGCCCACGTATGACAAGCTCGAGCAGAATGGCATTTAAAGTGATGCATCCAGCAATAACCAAGTTCACCATCTTCATCAGATGTTTCACCAGGCATACAATCTTTCATTCTAGGAGAGATATCAAAGGCAACGCAATTTTCACAGATTGACTTCTGCGCAGCTTGTACAGTTGTTTTCCAATACTTAGCAATATCTTTCCAATAAGTGCCAGGTTCATCAACATTTAAAGGACCATAATTATACTCTTTAATTGTGGCATCTCGATTTTTTGTATTTATTTTTAAATCTTGTGTTGCCGGAGGACACACAGCTTCTTCCTCAATTGATTCTTTTCTAACCTTTGCTGCTAAGTCTTTATCGGCTCCACCCCATGTGCCTTTACTCTTTGTAACAAAAGAATTGACTCGTGCATACGCCCACTGATGAGGAGTTGCTCCTGGACGATGGCCGGTCTTCCATGCGGCCATTCCGCGGTCAAACACCTTTTTCAATACACTATATGGCATACCAGATTCTTCTGCTTTTTTCTTAAGACCAGCAATTTGTTTTTCTTCGAGAGGTGTAAGCTTTTTGTACGCTTTAACTAACTCATCTGTTCCTTGATCCAAGGCTTCTTTTTTACCGAATTTTTTATGATATGCCTTTGTGTGCTTAGAAACCTTTGTCTTTGCTCGAGCATCTCCTGGGGCTTTCTTATAAGCTTTAGGATCATCATCGTCCATTTTAGCCTGCTTATTAAACTGAGCTTGGCGTTTTGCCGTAGTTGATTTTGACAAATCTTTTTTATAAGAAGGATTGATTTTTTCAATAAAATGTTTTTTGTTTTTTGAATCAATAACGTAATTTGACTTTCTTTCTTTAATTACGATTTCATCATTAGACTCAGTAACAGCAGTGTCTCCGACATTAAATATTTCGCCTGAAATATACTGCTCTCTTTTTTCTGAAAAACTTGGAAGTTGAATGTGTTTACGAAAGCTGACCTTTTCTTTTAAGCCCATTCTTTTTCGAATTAGATTAAACAGTGTCATGTCTTCGCCATACTCCTTTGGTAATCCTTGGCTGAAAGATTTAAAGTCGCCGTCGATTGCTGCTGAACGCATCTTAGAAGCACTCATTCCTTCAACACCTTCTGCATCAGGATCTCTCTCACCGGCTGAAATAACTTCTATACCATCATTGAAATCATAAAATCCATGGCGGCCTTTTACACCATTATAGTTTTTAAGAAGTTTTTGGAATTCTTTTATGCGGTCAGAGCCAACAACCATAGTCAGCTTTGTAAAACCTTGGTCATGTAAAATAGAAGCGATGTGCAATGCAGTTTTTGCATTCTTATCTTCAATAATGTTTCTTCCGTGTTTTGGAAACATTTTGCGCATAACACGAATTTTCTCTTTATATTTAAGAGGATTCTTTTTAGAATCATTAGATTGCGAAGCATATATACGATACTGATTTCCAATAGCTGCTGCAGCTACCTTGGTTATAAGCTTGCCGTGTCCAACAGTAGGTGGATTAAATCTTCCAAACGTAAAAACTATTGCCTTTACGCTGTCTTCATTAAACTGTTTAAAGCCTTTAATATTGTTTATTTTTTTTATCGTTCCCATCCTTTGATAACATCTGGTGAAAAATTATTTGTAGAAAATTCTAATCGGTCAACTAGTTTAACTGCGCCATTAGTGTTATAGTCAATCGCAACAAATCCTTCTGAACCTGTTACTTTAAAACCTTTTTTTGTTCTAATGAAAGTGTCAATTTCCTTTAACTTATCTAATTTATTTATAATAATCAACTTGGCATCAATAATTGCATTCATTAGTTGATACATCATATCAAGGTTCTTTCTATTTTCCTTAGAAAAGAATTTCATTTCGTTTTCATTCTTCAGTGCTATATCTCGTTTGCCTTTATCACTTTTGCGCTTTTTGTACTCGGCTTTATGTTTTTTATCAAACCAAGCAATTAGATCATTTACATGCTTTGCAGTATTTTCAATACGCTCACGCTTTCTTACTAGTGTGTTATTAAATGTCTCAAGTTTAGTAGCAAGTTCTGGATTATTCTCTAGCTCGTTAAGAGTTGTCGACTTAATCTTTTGGAAGATTTTACCAGCTTTTGAAAGTTGCTCAGTAACTTCTTCAGTATCCGCTTTAGTTAATGTTGCGGTACCAGAAAGATTTTTAAGATCAGCGTCTTGATACCAAACTGTTTTTTTCTTTTTAAGAGAAGAAACGTCTACACCATAAGATGCAGTCATAGATTCAAAACTATCACCTTTGTAAGTTGTATGCCATACAACTCCTAAATTAGCCTTTGAAATTGTCTTTGCTAAATCAGAGCCGGAAGGAACTGCATACACGAGGGTGTTAGGCTGAAATGTAATATACTTTTCACCATCGATAGATTCAGATTCAAGGTCTCCCTTTGTAAACATAATATCTCCCTGAATAACGTTTTTAATACCAAGATCTTTAAGTTCATTGAATGCGATTACTAATTTGTCTGCTAAGTCGCCAGATGTATCGTTTCTCACATCGGCCTCTGACTTATAAACCTTTGGATCTTTATTAAAAATACCTTTTTTTGCTACGAAAAACTTACCATCTGAAGGATCAATTCCGGCAAATACCGCAGGTGCACCGTCCCATTTTTCAGTAACATTAGTTGAAGAACTAACTTTACCAGCTAGCATATCTCTTAAAGAACGGAGAGCAAGAATTGATTCTCTCGCTCCCTTGACTCCACCGTAAATAACACGATCTTCGATATGTGTCATGTGTGTGTTTTTGCCAGCGCGGGAAGCTTCTGAAATATAGTCTTTAAATGATTTCATAGGTGGTTCTTCGATTAAAATTTTAAGATTGGTAGATCCTGACTCGTATATACGATGATATTCCATTTTAGGAATATTAATAACATCGCCTACAACCAATTTTTTTGGAATATTATTATCCATTTGAAACGACCAGCCTTCACCTTCTAAAATAGTAACTCGCCGATTTTGTTTATCACGATGCCAAACAAGTTCTTTCGAATCTACTGCGGCTTCAAAAATACGAATGTTCGCATTACCTTCTTTTGTGTCTGTATATGGATTACTCATTACCAGAAAAAATTACCTCCGTTTTTAAGACCTAGTTCAGATGCGTATCGTGGGAGATTACACGACCAATATCCTGCTTTTGTTTTATCTTTTTTAAGATGACACTTGTGACGTGCAGCAAAAGATTTCCTTGCACCATCATCAGCGAAATTTACATCAAGGCCTGATGTATCGCCAAACTCAACCTTTATGATATTGCCTTTATCATTCTTAACATAAACATAAAACTTCTTACTTCCGCCTCGCTTAGGTTGATTCAAATCAACCTTATTACCTTTGTATTCTGCTTCATTGATGAATGGATGATCTAAAGGAACTTCAATTCCTTCGTAAATTCCAAAATTTCCAATGTCTGTTGATAACAAATACTCGTCAAAATCAGTTAAATTTAAAGACTCTTTAAGAATACGTGCATAACTAAAAAGTTTGTAATAATTTTCAGAATGAGGTCTAAAAATATTATTAGCTAGTGGGATGCTATTTTCGTAATGAAAATCAAGTGCTTCTAGTACATTTTGGTTCATTTTAAAAATTTAATAAATTGTTCGTGCGATATTTTTTTAGTTCCTTCAAAGTTAAAGGAGAATCTACCTGATGCATTGGTTCCAGTGCGGAATGCTGTATAAAAAATTTGATTGTCCACAACGTCACTTACAACATACAGATCGATATTTAAATATTTATTATCTTGTGTATTCATCCTAATGCCTGAAATTGGAAATTGAACGTCTTTAAGTTTTTCTTTTTTCTTTTCAACATATTCGTCAGCTGAACCCAAATATTCCCATGACTTACCTCCTGACTTTCCATACACTTTATATAGAGGAAGAGATGTCTTACCGAAAAATACTTCTTTATGCATGTCAATCACCGCAGACATAATTTCGTCTGTTTTCGCTGTACCAATAATAGATTGTACAGATGCCAATGAATACGAATTAGAAAGAAGTTTTGAAATAACATCGATGTTTAATTCGCTTTTGTCACTAAAGTTCTTAATCTTACTCCCGGCTTTATGTATAAGATAATCTTTAGTATTATACAAATTAATAATTTCGCTCTTTTTATTTCTAACTTCTTTAACGAGTTTATTTGCGTTAGATATCTTAATATTTTCAAGCTTGCTGTTCAAAGTTTGTTCAGCCTTTTTTTCGAGAATAATATTTGGGTTTTCAGCATAACTTTCAAGGATAAACATATCCCTTTTTCCTAAATTGAAAAGCTTTTGATAACGTGAAAAAACTTTTTTCTTCTCTTTAGAATTAGCCTTTTTAAAGTTATTCATAATATTACTAAAGAAATTAGTAACTGCTGCAGAAACTTTTGAAAAAACATCCTTTACTTTACTGTAAGCAGTTTTAATAAAATCGATAACACCTTCATCAATAACAATTGATTCGTTGACAATATCGGTGAAGTAATCGTCGTAAGAAGGTAAACCGTATTTCTGAATAAGGTACGCTGTAACCTTACCAAGTTGTGCTTTATTAGCTGATTTTTTCAAAGATACTTGTATAAGCTTAATCTTACTATTTTTTCCAGTAATTAATCCGTTTTTATCAAATGTGAATGAGTCGCTTTTCATTGCCTCAATCGTTTTATTAGCATCAGCGGAAGAAATAATCATGTCTGCAGTATTTGCTTTAACGCCTGTTATTTCAACGTTTTCGTTTTCTTCTTCAGCTGAATAATAGTCATTAATTCTTCCATGGATAATGTTTGGTTTAAAATCAATAAGACTCATAAAATCACTCATACCAGCGATTAGTCCAATCAATTCATTAAAATTCTTGGAAGTCATTGTGTCAAGTTTTGAAAGAAGACCTGACTTCCCTTTAGTATCCCAATCTTGGCCGTTGTTAAGAATATCCTTTACATTTTTAATTACGCGGCTTCTGTCTTCAGCATCGGCTTCTACTGATTTATAAAAAACACCAATACACTGAACTGTTTCTAGTGTTGGTGTGTCTCTTCCCCAGTTTATGTCTGATCCTATTTTTAAATTGTTAAAATAGTTATCAACTGCTTTTTCATACCATGCAACTGCACCATATGATTTTCCATCTGGACCGTCTAAAATATTAAATGCAGCTCTTAATTCGTCCTTAGGATTACCAAATATAATAGCATCAGAAGGAACTTTGCTGGGATCTAATTTACTAAAAACCGGCGAAGGTGGCAAGTTAATTTTTCCAGCGAGTTTTTTATTAAAAGCATCAATCTTTTGAGTCTTTAAAATGAAGAATGATCCTTCTCCGTATTTAGAAGCACTCACTGTTGCTTCTGTCATAGTATCCGATAAAATTTCGTAATCTTTAAATGTTAACATGATTCCCCATAAATTAAGTAGTATTTCTATTTATAATATTTATACACTTGACGATATGATTAATGTTAAATCTCTGAAGAAACCCATTGGATGTACAATCCTTTTTCACGGCCGTGGGCTTCAATCTCCCATGGATGATCATAATAGTTTAACTTTGAAAGATTGATATCTTTCCCCTGCCATTTGCAAACTGCGTCTGTAGCAGAAAAATCTTTAAGCTCTCCTCTGGCATACTGTTTTACGTGAACCATTTCGTGAGCAACAGTTTCCATCATATCATCACGATCTTGTGTAGAATCAACACGTATTATAAACTCTCTAGGACGATTACACGAATCATCATTCCATATACAATCTCCAGCAAGGCCTTCCTTTTCTGTAAGATTAGCAATTAGTGTTACATCAATTGCTAATTTGTCTTTAAGTCTCGGCATAAGCTTGTCTACACAAAACTCGATTAGAGATTTTACTTCGGCCCTTTTATTTTTTCCGGATCCAGATACTTTAACCATTACTATCTAGATAGATTCTACCATAAAAACTAGCCATTGTACATATTTTTTTTCTAGAAAATACACCTATTTTGGTGTTCAAATGAACAATATCTATATTTTAAAGGCTGAAAAGTCGCTATTTCCGCAAGGTGCTGCAGATGTTGTAATTTCATCACTAGATAAAGTTTGAGCTGAATCTTCAACATCGTATAGTCTCATTTTAGATCGATCAATACCAACAACAAATCTTTTGTTCTGTGTTGGGTCGTTATATCGATTTTTAAGTTGCTTTACCATAAGTTGATTCATACCTTCCAGCTGTTCGGTGGAAATAAGGGCAAGCATTAAATCAGCGGTTGCAGGAAGACCAAAGGATTCAGAAGTATCTGTCAACTCAACATCAGTATTACCAAAACCTGAACGAGTAACTTGAGTAGCTGACCAGATTGGAACATCGTGCTCAACAGCTAAACCTCTGAGTTCTTCAGCAATTGCTTTAATAAGCGAGTACGTATTAACAGAGCCACCCAACCCTTTAATGCGCGATGATCCCATAATGTTAAGATAATCGACATAAACTATATCAGGCTTAAAGTTTTTCTTAAGCCTTAGCTCATCAAACAAAGCTCTAAAATGGCCGACATGCGCTGTAGCTGTAGGATATTCTTTTACGATAAGTTTGCCTCTAGACTTCTCCTTGAGTTTGTCAACTTTGGTATCAAAAAGTTGTTGAGGCAACGTCTCAAGTTGATCAATCGGGACATCAAGTAAATTAGCATCGATTCGCTCAGCAATCCTTTCTTCTGCCATTTCGAGAGTAACGTATAATACGTTGAGTCCAGCGGCGAGATTGGCACTAGCGAAGTGACACATCGCCAAACTTTTTCCCACACCCGTACCTGCCAATATGATGTTAAGAGTTTTATTCGAAACACCACCTTTTGTAATGGTGTTAAGGAGCGATATGTCAAACGGTATTTTATCTTCTTGAGCATGATAGAAATCGTATCGTTGGGTTGAATTTTCAAAATAGTCGTGGCCGACATTTGTATCAAAAGACACTTGGAGTGCCTTGGATAATATTCCGGGGATTGCACCATCTGTTAGTTGTGTTTCCTTTCCATCGATGATGCTTATAGATTTGATGATAGCAAGATAGACTGCTCTATTCTTGCACCATTCCTCGGTAGAGTTCAGTAGCCATTCTCTGTCAATCTTCTCATGATTACATAAATCAAGAATTAAATTATGAATCTCATTCTTGTTTGACTTATTTATAAAATCAGACTTTTGAAACTCAACATCCAGTGCAGATGATGTTGGTAATTTGTTGTAATTACCTAAAAATTGGAGTATTAGTTCATACACAGGCCGATACTCGTTTTCAAAGTATTCAGGCTTGAGGTGTGGTAGTGTCTGACGACAAAATTCTTCATCGTTCGTCAGATTCTTGAGTATCAGCTTCTGTAGATTCGTCATTAACTTTTTCTTCGATTAAAGTGATAAGGATATCACCCATAAAATTTTTAAACGCCTTAGATTTTTCTAATTTAGTTTTCTTTTTTCCTTTAGGAACTTCATTAATTGCAAAGTCAAATTTTACAACTGGTTCATCAACTGTACCTTTGATTTCAACTTTACCATAGGTATATATTACACCAGTATAAGGACCTTGTACAACCTTTAATGCATACAATTCACTATCACCTTTTTCAACAAATTGAATATATCTGTCGACGTTTACTTTATTCGCTGGCATCTTCAACCTCCTCTATTACCATTTCTACTGTTCCAATTTTAAACATCTTTTCAATATCTTGTGCAAAGTCAGTATTTTCAAAAACTGGTTCCCAGAAAGCCTTTTCTAAAGTTTGCTTAGCACGAACATTTCCGCAGAGCTCTTCGCCATTAGCTGGATTTTTCGCTTGATACCAACCGTTTTTAGGCTTAACGACGTGACCGGTTTTTAGAGCTACATCGAGTAAACCAGACCATTTCTGAATGCCACCTTCCCAAGAAACTGAAATAGGAATTTTAGATTTTTCTTTAACAAAACGAGACTTTTCGACGTTTACAACAAAGTGGTAACCTTTGATTTCGGTGCCGTCTTTTTCTTGTCGGCGGCCGATAATCCAAACATTGTCAGCAGAATACATTACACCAGTTCCACCTGAAACAATAGCTTTTGGGAACATACCTTGTTCCATGTATGTGTGATTAATAGCAAGAAGAGGAATATCTTTAAGAGTTAGTGTTGGTGTAATCATTCTAAAAAGACCTTTAAGAGCTTTTGCCCGTGTCATATCAGCAACTGATTTCATATTTTCAGCATCTTCAACTTCTTTCTTAGAAGCAATATTTCCAACAGAGTCAATTACAACAATGACTTTATCTTTGCGATCAATCTCATTTAATTGGTGTACAATATCAAACTTCAGTTCTTCAATGTTAGTAACAGGTGTGTGAAGTACACGCGAAGTATCAATTCCGAAAGATTCAAAGTAAGATTGTGGTGATCCAAATTCTGAATCATAAAACATAAGAACCGCATCATCATGTTTTTTCAAATAAGCAGCAGCCATTAAAAGCGCAAATGATGTTTTAAAATGTTTTGATGGGCCGGCCAATACTGTAAGGCCTGAGGCAAGTCCGCCATCGATTGAGCCAGACAGCGCGACGTTGATCATTGGCACCGGTGTTGGTGTCAATTCTTTTTCAGAAAAAAGTTTTGATTCTGAAAGGACAGCTGCACCCGCGGAGCGGGATGATTTTTTAAGTTTTTCTAATAATGACATATCTGTTTTTAGCTTGTAGATATTATACTACTGTTTTGTCTGTTTGTACACCACTAAATGAAAGATTCAATGGTTTGAACATTTTCCTCAAATTCTATTGTTTGTTTTTTATTATCAGCGATAGCAAAATCTGCTTCACGACTATTTAATTTTCCATTGAGCCAATCTTTAATACCTAACGCCATGTCTGTAGCTGTAGTAACAGGAACATTTTGACAAATCATATTAAGATTTCTTTTTCCTCCTTGAAGTTGAAACTCTTTTGGCATTTTCATAATCGCTAAACACTCACGAATAGTAAGATATCTATCTTTATGTGGGTGTGTAAGACATGTTGGCATATGACCAACGAAAGCACCAATGTAATCCTTAGGTATTTCGGTTAATTTGCGCATAACGTTTCCTCCAGCTTTTAGCTTTTTATGAACCTGCAAGCATCTTTCTGCTTTTTTAGGATAACCATTGTCTTCCATCCAAACCGCAACTTTATCATATTCTATACCATGTTTTTCTATATAATCCATAGGATTAATAGTTTTTTCAATCTTATCAAAAAATTGTCTATGAGTAATACCGCCTTCAATTTCTTCTAAAACATATTTGTAAAAAGGATTTTCTGTTGGTTTACCAGTGTTTGTCAACTTATTCATAGGATCATCATCAGACACAAATGAATTTATAATAGTATCTTCAATTCTTTCGTGTGGACGATGATAAAAAGGCATATATGGAATTCTTTTTCCTTTCCAGAAAAAGTAAAAAGATCTGTCCCTAGTTTGGCTTAGGCCGTGAAGTTTTGATTTTGTTTTATATAAGAGAAGAGTATAACCATTTTCTTTTGCTACATCTCTTAATTTTTTTACGATAGGACCACCCATTTTTGAAGCAAGACGAGGAGCGTTTTCTCCCCAAAAAACTTTAGGTTTAACTTTACCTAAAACGTATTTTGCAGATTCAACCATCCAATCGTTTGCTTTATTATCTATAGAAGCTGATGGACTAAGTGAAGATAACCCAGCACATGGACATACAGCGTTTACTACATCCACATAACTTTTCTTTTCATC